ATGCGTATTGAAATCTGCATAGCCAAAGAAAAAATGACTAAAATGCCAACCGGTGCTGTGGATGCGTTAAAGGAAGAATTAACCCGACGCATCAGTAAACGTTATGACGATGTAGAGGTGATCGTAAAAGCCACCAGCAACGATGGCCTTTCTGTTACGCGCACCGCCGATAAAGATTCAGCTAAAACTTTTGTTCAGGAGACTCTGAAAGATACCTGGAAGTCTGCTGACGAGTGGTTTTTTCACTAATTAACACGTAAAATCGGTAACGGCTGGAAATCATTCAATACTCGCACTATCGAAAGTTCGCTAGCCAGCCGTGGCACGTTCTTGCATACGATGTGCTACGGTTTCATTCATCTCCGACCGGAAACTTCTTATACAAAGTCGATACGCCAACATCATAAATGATCGCCACATTCTAGCGAGGAACTCCTGATGCAATTAGTCGCCCGGCCTGCGCCCATTGTTCTGGTGTTTGTTACTATGAGTGTGCAGAAAAATATCGTATAATGCTCTCCTCAGCATCCGTAAAGTATCACGAACTTAGCTTTTAAATAACAAACAACCAGATTTTACACTTCATTAAATTTAGGACTAATATGGTCGAAAGTAATAATTAAGGAGATTATCGTGTTATCTTACTTAATAGCAATTCATTTTGTTTTACTTGGGAATTCTTCTGATTTAAAAAGCTTTTGGAAATCTGAAGTAATACGGCGGGAGTATATGGATATCTGGAGGCTTTTCAGAGAAAAAAAACAGCGTAACAGGAATTTCCTTTTCTGGTGGCGGCTGGCTAACGAAATGTATATTAATGGTAATAAATTACATAAGAAAGCTGCTAAAAAGTTAAACAATAAAATAATTAACAAATTTGGTTGCGAGATTGGACTGGGAGCAAAAATTGGAAAAGGGCTAACAATTCCTCATCACGTTGGAATTGTTGTTCATTTTGCTGTTGATGCTGGTGAAAATTTGGTGTTACGACAGAATACTACGATTGGACAGATAGATGGTGACATACCTGGTTCAAGAGTAAAAATTGGTAGTAACGTTGATATCGGAGCTAATTGTTGCATCATTGGATTATCACGTAAAATCGGGGATAATGTAAAAATAGGCGCAATGTCTTTTATAAATAAAGATATACCATCAAACTGCACATATATAACTAAAAAGAGCGGTGTTGTATTGTATAAATAGAGCACATAAAGCCATCGATATTTCTATCGATGGCTTTTTCTTTTTATTGTGGGGCGACTGGCCACTCAATATCCGCTGCTACTGTTGTATCAACACGGTTCAGCAACACCCGATACTTTTTCCAGGCTTCCAGCAACGAGTTTTCTTCCTCCGTTGCGATTTCCAGATCTGCAGCATCCTGAAGCGGCGCAATATGCTCACTGGCTACCTGCATCAGGTTGTTTTTTGTTTCTTCCGCCTCCCGGATCCGGAACAGTTTTTCTGCTTCCGTATCCTTCACCCAGGCTGTGCCGTTCCACTTCTGAAACTCCCCTTCCGGCGATAACCAGGTAACATTTTCCGGTAACGGACCGAGTTCAGAAATAAATAACGCGTCGCCGGAAGCCACGTCATAAACCGTTTTACCCCGATGGTCTTCAACGAGATGCCACGATGACTCATCACTGTTGAAAACAGCCACGAAGCCAGCCGGAATATCTGGCGGTGCAATATCGGTACTGTTTGCTGGCAGACCTGTATGAGGCGGAATATATGCGTCACCTTCACCAATAAATTCATTAGTTCCGGCCAGCAGATTATAAATTTTTATGGTCCGTGGTTGTTCAGTCATTCTAAAATCCATGTTCACCTCTACTTAATATCAGAGACAGAATATTGTTTATTGAGCGTATGGGTGGGAGCACCAATAACGATGCTACTTCCGTGGCTATGTGCGCCAGAGGTGAGATTGCCTACGGGATTTTCTGGATTAAACCGGTGTGTATGCGAATCAGGGCGAGAGCGATTATTAGTCAGCACGTCATCAGCCTGATGCACATGGCTAATACAGAACTGCCCGGAACGTGAGCAATACGTCCGATAATCGCCGCATCCAATATATTTAGTATCCGCATAACGGCAAACAGAATTACCCGGACAGTATGCATATGTGCCAAATACTGCCGACTGGCGGGATTGTGCGTATTCCCAGTTAATTGATTCTGTTTTTTTATTAAAGTTATCCCATGCCTGCTTCATCTGCCGGGCAACACTTTCAAACGGCACCTGACCACATCCGGCTCCCATTGCAGGGAATACCACAGTTTTTATTTTCCTGTCTGTCGTTGCGTGTTTATTGTGCTGAAAGATGGCAAGCAGAGCGGCCCAGGTTGCGTTATATACAGCGTCTGTTCCGTCAATTGTCAGCTGAACACGCATTGTTGGCGCATGTACCAGCCAGGGGTGATGATTATGCCCCGTTTCAATTACAAATGCAGAACCTACAGGCTGTTCGCCTAAATATTCACGAAGAATATGATTCTGAACGCGGGACTGTAACTGAGTACCGAAGAATGCGGTAATGGCGGCATCAACGCCGCCATCCATCAGGCCGAAACTATTTGCCGCACTTACCATGCAGTCAAATTCTCTGATTGTTTCAAATGGCTTTCCGACAATATTCACATTATCTGCGTTTGCAAATACCCGCTTAAATGCTTCCGCCATTTCTGTTACTGGTGCAGAAAGAATGAGCGTAATCATGCAAGCCTCACAATATAGTTAAATGCGATGTTTTTGACGGTGTTTTCCGCGTTACCAGCAGCGTTAACGGTGATGGTGTGTCCATGTGAACCAATCGCAACGGAGTGCGCATGAGCACCAATTGGAACAGAGTGCGCATGGTTACCTGTAGTGCTTGTGGCACCAGACCAGGTTCTGGAAGCGTTAAAGTTTACAGGAACACCATAAGTAAATTGAGAGCCCGTAAATCCATGGGCTGGCGCAGAGCCACCCAGTGTAAATGCTCCACTTGCTGTATAGAAATTACCGCTATCACTTCTGAAGTAACCGAGAGTACCGGTAATTTCCATAGTGCCTCGGCTGTGGTTATGGTCACCAGTGGCATTTGAAGACTTAGTACCATAATCAAACGACGACGTGGTTTTCGTCCCCAAATCCGTACTGGATGCACTGGCGCTGTGGGCGTGCGATTTAATGCCGTCCTGTTCCTGAGACAATACGGCACGACCACTGGCAGGTTTGCCCTTAATCGTCCAGCCACGCATATCAGGGATCACGCCTGACGGATAAGCGGCTGCAAGTTTCGGGTAGGCAGATTTGTCAAAAGTCTGCCCCTGCATCAGGGCATAACCAGACGGAACGGTATCCGATGGCCACGGGATTGGTGCGCCAGGCGGATAAAACTGCTCTGATGGCGTATAGAGTGAATAAACTGTACCGTCCGTTAACCCTTCCGGCTTATTAGCAGAATATGCTGGTGACGTATGAATCGTCACGCTGGCATTACTGGTATAATCCCATTGAATATTTACACCAGTCGCATAATTTCCGATTGCAACGTAAATATCGTAAGTATCACCAGATGTATTGACCCAGGCAAAATTTGTAAACCCTGTCGATGTGCGCTGCCATAAAGCACCAGTAATCCCCTTCGGATTACCATTACCTGCACGCAAAACAAGTTCAGATATACCTGCCTGTTGAGGTGAACCGACGTTAAATCCAGCGCCACCAATCAACGTAATTGAAACAACAGAACTCGCCTGTGGCATGGTTACCGTTGCTAATTTGAACCAACCAGCACCACCGCTGAATGACATTGTTGTTGAGTTAAGCGTACCAATATCTTTCGGCGTCAGTGTTATATCCTCCGAAAGCGCCTTACCATTCACCTTACGGTCAGAAGGTACCCGATCATTCGCATTGTCATTCGCTGCTTTAACTGCCTTCGGTGTCGCGGCAAGCGTTTCAGACGTACTGTTGGTCGCACTGCTGAGCTGTACTATCCCCTTTTTCGTCGTGCTCGCATCCTCAAGCGCCACGGCGGATGCAATATCCTCTGCCCGTTTTGCCGCTGTCTCAGCGCGCGTTGCTGCGGATTCTGCCGTACTTTTGCTCTGTGCTGCCGCTGTCGCACTGCCAGCAGCCTCTGTCGCCTTTGTGGATGCCGTCGTGGCGCTGCTCTTCGCTGCTGACGCCTGTCTGGTCGCCTCATCTTTTGAAGCAGACGCCGATGATGCCGATGACGCCGCCGAACTGGCGGACGATGCCGCTGCCGTTTTTGAGGATTCTGCGCTGGTTTCCGACGCTTTCGCGTTCGTTTCGGATGTCTTCGCTGAGGAAGCAGACCTCGCTGCTGCGCTGGCCTGTTCAGTGGCTTCGCCAGTCTTCGTTGTGGCTGTTGAAGCGGATGATGCGGCGCTTTCTGCCGATTTTCCGGCGGCGGTGGCACTGACTGAGGCCTGCCCGGCACTTATTGATGCGGCACTGGCGGACGACGCAGCCGCTGTTTTTGAATCTGCCGCAGCTGAGGCACTCTGTCCCGCTGCCGTTTCAGAAGACCTGGCGTTCGTCTCGGACGTTTTGGCCGCCTTCGCAGAATTTGCTGTCGCCGTTGCCGAGGAAGCTGCGCTGCTGGCGCTCGAGGCTGCGCTCGTTTCTGATGATTTTGCCGCCTCTTTTGAAGCCGACGCATCCCGGGCTGAGGTGGCAGCTTCTGACGCTTTCGTGGTCGCGGTGGATGCAGAAGTGGCTGCTGATTGTTGTGACGCTGCGGCATTCGTTTCTGACGTTTTCGCCGCAGCGGCACTGGTGGCCGCCGCGCTTTTTGAGGACTCTGCAGCGGCAGCACTTTTTTCCGCTTCAGTGGCCTTTGTTGATGCCGTTTCTGCGCTGGAAGACGCTGACTGAGCCGACGACGCGGCCTGTCCGGCTGACGTGCTGGCTGCGCGTGCTGAGCCTGCAGCATCAGTCGCATGGGTTGCCGCCTCACGGGCTGATGTGCTGGCATCGCCGGCTGACTTCTTCGCGGCTGCCGTGTTCTGTGCCACTGCGGACGCGTTACGCTCCACCTCTTCCACCATCACTTCAAAACGGCGCAGTGCCTCCGGTCGGACATCATCCTCCGTCATGGCACCGAGAAAATCATTCAGCGTACCTGGTCTGGAACCTTCATAGACGGTAATGGTCCCGGCATGTGAAGGCGGAAAACCTTCAACCAGCAGGGTGACGCTGTACTGACCATGCTCAACATCCATGCTGTAACGCCCGGCTTCATCCGGATTTTCAGATGCCAGCGTGTTCACCACCACCGTGGTACTGTTACGTTTTGCTTTCAGCTGGATTGTGCAGTTCTGTACCGGTTTTCCTGTGCCGTCTTTCAGTACACCTGAAATTTTTACTGCCATATTCCCCCCACAAAAAAGCCCGCCTGAACCGGCGGGCTGTCATAACACTGTGTTACCTGGCTAATCAGAATTTATAACCGACACCAACGATGAAACTGTTGGTACGCCAGTCACCGCTGCCGGAGCCTTCATAAGCGACATCAACGGCCACGGATTCGGTCGGGTTAAACTGCACGCCAGCCCCCCACGCCAGAGACGTGTTGCTGTGGCGACCGTCATCACTTCCGGTCAGCACATCGTGCGTTTTCCCCGTATTGTCGGTCACCTGCAGATAATCCCCGGAGAAAGTCGACACACGGCTGTAAGCCACACCCGCCATCGCATACGCGCTGAACCATTCATTCACGCGCACAGACGGCCCCGCCATCACGCTGAACCAGCGGTTACGCACGGAATCTTCATGCCAGCGGGTATCGCTGTAATGGGTCAGCTGGCGATTCTTGTCTCCTGCATAGCTGAATGACGTCACCATCCCCAGTGTGTCCGTAAACTCATAACGGTATTTCACGTTAATCCCGTTCAGATCATCGCTGCCGGGAACGTTCGTCGAGGCATGAAGATACCCCGCGCTCAGCGTGGACTGATGTTCAGATGCCCATGCAGGCGCACCGGATACGGCCAGACAAATGGCTGCGGAAAAAATGGCGGCATAAAGTTTACGCATAATTACCTCTCGCTTTTCTGCAATAAAAAAGGCACCATTTCTGGTGCCCTTATATGGGTTATAACAATTTCAACGAATACTGATGCCGGAAGCGGCTTTTTTGGTCACAATCACCGTACAGTCGGTGATATTACCTGCCCGCTGATTGCCTTTATGGAAAACCTTAAACTCCAGAGTGACGCTTCCCCTGCCACTCGGCATATCAATAACCGCACTGTAGCTACCGGGAATGGCCCCTTTAGTTTCTCTGGATGCGATTAATACACCGTTTTTGCGAACTTCAAAACCATAACCCGTGTATCTTGTACCTCCCGGGTTATTACCACTTCCCGGATCGCTATACGCTATTCCGTTAAAGATAATGGGCGGAATAATGATTTGACGGTCAAAGTTATGATCATCGCTGATGGTGACTGTAACCGTCCCGTTTGGTGTTTCCGTATTACCCCACGTACCAGCCTGTTTCGGGAATGATTTGGATACAGCTTTAACGAAGTCACCTCTGACCTGAGTCGCCTCCAGCATGCCCTTAATCGTACAGTTTTCATTTACCGTGACATTGTTGAGCGTCCCGGCGTTCGCATTCACACTGCCACTGATATCCGCATTTTTAGCGGTCAGCTTTCCGTCCGGTGTCAGGGAAAATGCCGGTGGATTTCCACCGCTGGTAATGGTGGGGGCCGTCAGGCGTTTCAGGAACACTTCGTTCATGAATATCTGATCGCCCTGACCAACAAACATCGGCTTTGTGTTGCCATTCGCAGGATTAATCATCGCAATCCGGTCAGCAGCCAGAAGCACCTGACTCTGCATACCTGCTGGCGTATTCTCAATACCGGCTCCGATACCCGCAATATAAAGGCGTCCGTCCTTCATCTGCTGCAGTTTCACGGCCCACATGCTGTTCAGGTTATTATTTGTATCAACCTGAACTTTCTGTATCTGCTGGATTGCCGCGCTCTGATTTTCCAGTTTTTTATTGACGGTCTGCGTGATTTCATTGCTGACATTCGTAATGGACGTCCTGATTTCAGCCAGATCAGGCGCAAGCTGACCGTTATCAATCTGCGTCCACAGCTCCTGGGCCAGATGTGTTTTCCCGATTTCTCCTTTGAAAAAATCCAGGTAACCTTCCGCATCATCGCTCGCCCGACCGACAGCCTCCACGAATGCCGATTTGCTGACTGTGTTCACACTGCGAACGTAAAAATAATAATCATGGCCCGGCTTAATATTGATACTGGCGGCTATCCAGTACAGCGCCGTACCAAGATAGCGGGCTGTGGTTTCAACCTGCCTGATATCCGCAATCCGTTTTTCCGAGAACCAGAACTCAAACTGTACCGTCGGGTCATAAACGGCAAGATGCGGCGTGGCGGTTATCTGAAAATAGCCCGGCGTCAGCTCAATCCTCGACGGTGCTGCCGGTGCGGCAATCCGGAACGATACCGACGCCGGGTCGCCCTGCTGCCCCCACGCATTTACCGCCCGGACTGTCAGCCTGTAGTTCCCCAGCGCCAGTTGCCTGAAGCGGTATGTGGTTTCCGTCGTCCGGGCCGTGCTGACCAGCCGCTCACTGCCGTCATCCGCTGCCACGGTCAGGCGAAGCATAAAGCTCACCCCCTTCACCACCTTCGGCGTGTCCCAGCGCGCCAGTACCTGATACTCCCCGCTGTCTGCGGTGACTTCTGCGGTCAGGTGCTGCACCGCTGGCGGCGTGACACCATTTACCGTGCCGCTCTGGTCGCCGTCAAAGTGCGCCCCGTTATCCACGATGGCCTCTTTTTCCGGTACATGCTGCACGGCGGTGATGGCATACGTGCCGTCGTCGTTCTCACGGATACTCACGCAGCGGAACAGGCGCTGGCGCAACGTCGGCAGCTTCAGCCCCCATACGCTGTATTCAGCAACGCCGTCAGGAACACGGCTCACTTTCACCTTCACGCCGTCGGTGACGGACTGAACCTCCACGCTGACCGGACTCCCCTGCCCGTCAACCAGGCTTATCAGCGTGGTGCCGGAAGATGGCAGCGTGATTTCACGGTCGAGCGTCAGCGTCCGGGTCTGGCTGTTTACCGCCAGCACGCGCCCGCCGGTGCGGATACCGGCATAGTCATCATCGCAGATTTCAATGACATCGCCCGGTACATGGCGAAGCCCTTCGGCACCCACGCTGAAGTCCACGGTCTGCGTTTCCAGCAGTTCTGTTTTAATCAGCCACAGCCCGGCGCGGTGTGCCTGCCCCCGACTGGTACAGCCAAAGGCATCCATCTTCGTGACGTTACGACCGTAACGGGCAATGGCCTGCGTGTCCTCCACAAGCTCTGTCGCCGTCTCCCAGCCGTTATCCGGGTCAATCCAGTTCACCTCAACGGCATTATGGCGGTCTTTCAGGGCGCTGAAGCTGTAGCGGAACGGCGCGCCATCATCCGGCATCACCACATTACTGCGGTTATAGGTCCACACCTTATCTGATGGCCGGTCCTGCACGAACGTCAGCGTCTGCCCGTTCCATACCGGCATACAGCGCATCGCCGAGCAGAAATCACTGAGAACATCCCACGCCTTACGCTGTGTGGTCAGCCAGGCATTACAGGTGATGCGCGGCTCCGTGCCGCCAAAACCGTCCGGCACCGACTGGTCGCAACACTGGCCGATGACATACAGCGCCCATTTATCCACATCTGCCGCACCAAGACGTTTACCCATGCCGTAGCGCGGGTGGGTCAGCATATCCCACAGACACCAGGCCATGTTGTTGCTGTATGCTGGCTTAAACGTTCCGTCCCAGATACCGCTGTATTGCCGCGTCTGCGGGTTATAGTTCGACGGCACCTGCAGAATGCGCCCGCGAAGATGATAATTACGGCTCACCTGCTGGCTGCCGAACTGCTCCGAATCCACCTGTACGCCGACCAGTGCCGTGTTCGGGTAGCACTGTTTCACATCGATGATTTCGGTGTATGACGACCAGAGCGTTTTGTTCTGCAGCTGGTCTGTGGTGCTGTCCGGCGTCATCCTGCGCATCCGGATATTAAACGGGCGCGGCGGCAGGTTATCCACCACCACCGAGGCCAGATACTGCGAGGTGGTTTTGCCCTTAATGGTGATGTCTTTTTCCGTCACCCAGCCACCATTACGCTGTATCTGAACCAGCAGGCGAACTTCCGACGGATTCCTGTCCCCCTTTGAGGTGGTTTCCACCAGTGCCTGCACACCGAAGGTAAAGCGCAGACGGTCGATGTTTGCAGACGTAATGGTGCGGGTGATCGGCGTGTCATATTTCACTTCCGTACCCAGCACCGTCTCGGAGCCGGAGGATTCAAACCCCTCCGGCGGTGTCTGCTCCTGCTCACCGGCACGGAACACCACCGTGACACCGGAGATGTTGGTATTCCCCTCAGTGTCCAGCACCGGCGTACTGTTCAGCAGCACGCTTTTTAATCCATCCACCGGACCTTCAACCGGCCCTTCGCTGATGGCATCGATCACACTCAGCAACTGCGTGGACTTCAGGTTGTCCTTCGCTTCGCGCGGGGTATGCCCCTTACTGCTGCCTTTACCCATTCCTCACGCTCCATAAACGACAAAACCGCCCGGAGGCGGTTTCACATAAAACATTTTGCCTCAGCGACCAATCACCACAACCTGACCACCGTCCCCTTCGTCTGCCGTGCTGATCTCCTGAGAAACCACACGTGATCCCACGCGCATTTCACCGTACAGAACAGGCAGAACATTGCCCAGGGCAACCATGTTATCCAGTGACGAGAAATACGTGTTCTGCTTACCGTTATCCGTGCTGGTCGTTGTTGCGGTACTGGCTTTCGGTGCCAGCATCTGCGCCACACCGCCAAGGATCATACTGGCCCCCGCAGCATACATGCCCGATAAAGCCGCAGCTCCCAGCCAGCCTGCAGGGTTCCACCACGCCACTGCAATCAGCGCCGCACCCAGCACCGCCTGAAACACACCGCCACTTTTTGCTCCCGCAAGACGCGGAACGATGTGGATCACGGCACCATTTTTCAGCGGCTCATTAAGACGGGATGATAATTCGGTTTCTCCTGCATCCCGCCCGGCAATCCGTACCTGGTACCAGCCGTCGCTCAGTTTCTGACGAAACGCCGGGATCTGCATGGCCAGCGCCCGGATGGCTTCGGACCCCGTTTTCACTCGAAGGTCGATGCGGCGGCCAAATCGTTGTAAATCCCCGTAAAGGCAGATGCGTGCCATTCCCGGTGACGCCAGAGGGAGTGTGTGCGTCGCTGCCATTTGTCGGTGTACCTCTCTCGTTTGCTCAGTTGTTCAGGAATATGGTGCAGCAGCTCGCTGTCACCACAGTAAATGGCGGCATGATTCGGCACCGATGAACCAAAACAGCACAGCAGCACA